ACATGGGGGAAACCTATGTGTATCGCCAACCAAACGGGATGCGACTCAAGGCATATTCCGAGGATTCCGCAGATATCACCATCTATGCGGACAATGAGACGGTGACAATCACTCCCGGTAATCGGGACCAAGAACCGACCCCGACAGCAAAAGCATATTTCAAAATTCACCGAGTCGAACGGGATGCAGCAGGAAAACCATTTGAATTGGTCTATCAGGATCTCAATGATGGAGAATGGTTTGGTGGTCGCTGGTCCGGGTACTGGCCAAGTATTCCATTTCGCACTTATCAGGTCGGAACCAGTACCGTCGATGAGATTGTGGATGTCGTTGCACGTCGCCGGGTAATCCCAATTGGCGGTGATAACACTCCCCTAGTCGTTACCAATATCCCTGCTCTCAGACTGATGATAATGTCATTGGCAAAGGAAGAAGCGGGATTGATCGATGAGGCAGAGGCAAATTTCCAGAGGGCATTGAATGCAATGAAGGGTGAGAACCAGCGTTATCATCCACATGAGCAACAACCCGCATTCAGTATCGTTGGAGGATTCGGTGACATTGGGGATGTATAATGGCTGTTGCACGAAGAGATTTGATTACCGACCGATTTGCCCTTGCAGTCGGTGGGCACAATAGCGGCGATGATCCTGAGTTCATCGGACCAGAGCAGTATGCAGATTCCAAGAACATCACCAATCGGGGCGGACGGGTACGCAGTCGCCCCAGGTTCGTAAAGAAGGCAGACTTGCCGACCGACTCAGCGAATGGACTCTATTTTCAAGGCATCACCCATTTTAAATCCCAAGATCAAATCATTCTTCGGGCTAACGGGAGAATCTACCGTTTGGAAGATGCAGCTTCGCCGGGTGCGAATGACCCTGCCTGTGAGTTCATTGAGGTATTGAAATCCAATGTGACTGTTTGGGAGGTTCCCACGGCACAAGTGGATACCATTACGATTACAGCAGGTGGCGGGGATATTAACGTGGAGATTACCGCCATCGTTGATGGAACTCTGGTCAACGCAACGGTTGGAGTGACATGGGCAACGAGTCATGCAGCAACAGCTACCGCTCTAGCCAGTGCCATAAACTCACATGGAGACTTAGGTGCTGTTGCCGATGCTGTTGATTCTGGAGATGATGTAGTTTTGACTTCAGAATTGGCAGGACGTGGATTTATTACGGAAGTGACGACAACCAGTTCTGCGGCAGCTTCATTGGTCAATACCACAGCAAACGGGCACGTTTATGTCCCCAATGAACTGATCCCCCAAGGTGACAATTCAAGCTACCCCACTCCTGTGGATGTGGTCGCTCAGGTGGACACGATCACCATCACTGCTGGAACGAATGATCCTGGGGTGAACACCATTGACGTAGTGATCAATGGCACTGCATTATCTTCTCCTGTCGATTGGGCAACGAGCAACCCGGCAACGGCAACAGCTTTGGCGGCAGCAATCAATTCTCAGTTTGGATCGGACGTGACCGCAGATGCAACAGCCGGAGATGGATCGCTGACCATTACGGCAGATGTCCCCTACAAGACCTTCACAATGATGGTGAACAAAGGTGGCGATGTTTCCGCTACCCATGCGAAAACTACCCCACGTTCATTCCCGCTGGGTTCCATCTACTACGACTGGGACAAACCCATGTTGTATTCCTACTACAGCGGCATATGGAATGAGATGGGAACTTCTGCCCTGACGGTCGATATTCCTTTGGACGCCAACCCATTGAAGGAACAGGTCTGGTTTGAGGAAGTTGCTGGAGTCCTTGTCAGTCAGGATGGAGAAAAGCAGCCAATTCAATACGATGGCAGCAATTGGGATAACCTCACCACTGTCCCTGTGGGGACCGCTATGCGGTTTGCCAATGGTCGACTTCACCTTGTGTCCAGTGGACAACGCAAGACCCTTCAGGTCGGCGATATTCTCCAAAATGGCGACCCTACCACTGCATTGAAATTTACCGAGACCGGATATCTTTTCGGTGGTGGTTCTTTCGCCTTCCCAAATGAAATCACTGCTTTGCACGAGGTTCCGACCCAGGATAAAGCTTCCGGACAAGGAACAATGGTGATTGGAACGACCCGCGATTGTCATACCCTCCGCACGGATGTAACCGACCGGGACGCATGGACCAGTGTTCAAGATTTCCAAGCCCCACTCCTCCCTGCCATAGGTGTCGCTGGCCCCAATAGCATTGTTCCGGTCAACAATGATCTTTATTTTCGTTCATCCAATGGATTGCGGTCCCTACGGATGGCGGTAGGTGAACAGCAATCTCCCGGTTATGGTGGACTGCACCAGGAAATCCCTGAGAAGTTTCAGAAATGGGGATTGAAGCACAATTCCTCCACACATTCCGGAGATCGATTTATCACCACCGTTTTGCCGAAATTGATCAACCATCAATGGGTCTACGAGGGTGCGGTCAGTATCAACTTTGAATCCCTGAACCGTTTGGGCGGGAAGTCCCCAGTGAGCTTTGACGGGTACTGGAGTTTGCCGACAGACCACTATTTCCGGCAACTCTTCGACGTGGACGGCACTTGCTACGCTGTCGTTTATACAGGAAGCGGAGACGAACTTTGGGAACTCCAAAAAGACGGAGCCACGACCGTTGAAGAGACTGGTCTTGAGCAAATAATGGTCACACGGGCAATGAATGCTCAAGATCCGATGGGGCTCAAGACCCTTGGACGGATGGATGTTTGGTTGTCCAACATTCAAGACAACCTCTCAATTGACTTTGAGTACCGAGTAGACAACGAAACAGCATGGAGGACATGGGAGACGCTGGTGGTGACTCTGGCAAGTGCATCCCCGACGACGGACTTCATTCCCCGCTACACCTTGAAGACTCCTCCCGGTAATAAAGTTGCTGGATATTCCTTCCAATTCCGTTTGAAATGGACAGGACGGTGCGAAGTAGACTATATTCAAGCGTATTTCAAACCTCTGGCCGAGAATCAATTTGCCGAAAGATCCACACCAATCACACTGACGTAAAATGCCTGTTAAATATCAACTTTCTTTAAAGGAGGGTTCAACTCCTCCAAGTACAGATGCACCTACTGCGTTGGATGAATTATTGACCCAGATCCGTCAATATACGGAAGTGGCTACCAATTCCGATGATCCTGATTCAGACAAGGTCAGGAGCATCCTGGTTCAACCTACAGAGCCAACCGGAGCGAATGCCAATGACCTGTGGGTTCAAGTACATGCGACAAGCGGAAGACCATTAGCACTCAAAGCTTATACTGGATCAGAATGGAGACCAGTCAATGTCACAAACAGCGGAGATTCAAATAGTCGCCCAGGTGATGCAGTAGCAGGGGAGACCTACTTTGATACGGATATCAATGTTATGTTGATGTACACGGGGTCTGCTTGGGTGACTCAGGATGGATCGCCGGGGGATATCAAATTTGTGTATCTGGACAATTCTCTTTATACTGGTGGAGCAGGATATACGGAAGCAGTTCGACTGAATCCTGGTTGGGAAGCATTCTCTGCGGTTAAAGGACACTCTCTTGTTGCTGTAGATGATACAGATGCTGAAGATTTCGGAGGTACAGAGAAGTATAAAGCAGCAGGTTACACATTTGGAACGAAGACGCACCCGTTGACGGAGGATGAATTAGCGGCACACACACACACCGTTCCAGTTGAATCACAAGTAGGTAAAGCCGGGTCAACTGGTGGGGATGCTTTCTATAATGCAAGTGCGACTACGGAAACAGGGTCAACAGGAAGCGGAGACGCACACGAAAACAGACCTCCATCTTATACCGCATTCTGTATCCGCAAACTTGGCTATGAAACATAAGGGGCAAAACAATGGGATTATTTAGCAAACCGAAACTCAAATACGCTGGAGAACTCGACACTGGCAAAGTGATGGGGGATACCTTCGCCCTCAATCGTCGTTATTTGGACGATGCCAGTTCCCTCACATCCCAAATCTCCGAACGCACCCAGAAGCAAGCCCTTGATTTGATGGAGCAGGCAATGCCTGGGATCTCAAAAGTCCGGGGCATGTTGATGAATCAACTTCAGCAGGATCTCTCCACAACCGGACTCCCGAAGGAAGTGGAGGCGAATCTTTCCCGTAAAGCAGCGGAGATGGGGATCAGTAGGGGAACCGCCGGGGACTTCAATAAGTTTTCAGCCCTTCGGGATTTGGGTATTGAGCACACGAAAATGGTCGAATTCCGTAGACGGATGGCGACCTCTTCCTTGCAGCAACTCTTTCAATCCACGCCCCGTATCAATCCGATGTCACCACAAGCCATGTTGATGACTCCAGGGCAGAACATGCAGATTGCGTCCCAGAATTTGGACCGCAGGCAGGCATTCTACAATGCACAGGCTCAGATGCAGGCTCAACGTAGATCCAGCATTCTTGGTGCAATTTCGGGCATTGCTGGATTCGCTCTGGGTGGACCGTTAGGCGGGGCTCTCGGTGGCAAGCTTTTTGGCGGAGGAAATAGTGCGAATGTTGGAGTAACTGGGAATGTTCTTAATCAACAACAAGCGGCAGCAGATACCGCCGGATTCTTTCAATCTCAATACGGACAATAACCATGGCAGTTTACGCACAAGCCCCTACAGTTCAAAGCAATCCCGTTGGCACGTTCATCAATGCTTTCCAAGCGGGGCAGAACCTCTTCGAGCGGAAGCGTCGACTCTCTATGGAAGAAGAACGCCAGCAACGTGAAGCGGAGAGATTGGCTAAGGCGGAATTGCGAGCGATTGACACGCATCAAAAGAACATGCGAAGCATGGAAATCGCCAATGAGACGAATGAGTTCAATTTGAATCAGAAGCGGGAGATGGATGATACCGCTGCAACCTCTCTGAAAACATTGGTTGAAGAAATGAAGGTATTGCAGGAGGAGGCTGGAACGGACTTGAATAGTTCTTCGGGGATTCCCGATAGTCAACTTCGCCAGAAGCATTTGATTAATATTCAGAGAAAAACAGCAGCACTACAGTCGCGTTTTGCAACCGTGTTTAATCATCCAATCTACGGGCCTCAAGCACAACAATATCTTGGGAATGTAGAACAAGCCCTTATTCCACATGCTGAAGCAATGGCAGCGGACCAGGCAAAGGATGTGGGTTCCTTTTATACTGAATTGCAGAGGATTCAATCTCTGCCACCACAGGAGCGTCGCCAGCATGTTTATGGACTGAAGCGAGATTACAATCTTCTCTTAGGCAGTCAACAGCATGGAGACCGATTGAATAATGAATTGACTGCATTTGAGAAAAGTATCAGCGATGACATCGCTGCTGAAAAGACTCGGAAGGAAGAGCAACGCAAAGAAACTGAGTTCACCCAAAAGCAAGAGGAGCGAACAGTCGTTAAGACTGAAGAACGCAGTAATGCTATCCAAGACCAAATTAAACTGATGCGTGAAATGGATCGGGTCCGTCGATTACGAAATGATATTGCTCAGGGTGATTTTCAAGCAGGAGGTTGGGGTAATATCTTTGAGTGGATCAAAGGCACTCTCAAAGGCGGTTCTAGGAATGCAGCTATGGCAATTGCGGATGAGATCTCAACTGGAGAATGGTTGGATAATGTTTCTAAACTTAAAGGTGCATTATCTGATAAGGAAGGTGCGAGACTTTCTGTTGCAGGACTAAAACGCAGCGATAGTGAAGAAATTTGGTTGGAGAAGTTGAATAATCTTTTGGATCAATATCAAACCAGTAAACAATTCATGCAGTCTGAAGGGCGCTGGTATGTGGATGATAAAGGGAAAGCTGTTTTAGGGGGCACGAATCCCGCCGTAAGTGAAGAGGAACCTGACTTTTCGATCTTTGATGACCCGGTGACAAATGATGACGTGAAAGAGCTTTTGGAGGAGAATTGAGTTATGGGATTTACAAGCGAAGAACGGGTAAAGATCCTTGAGGGGATTCCACTTGAAATTCAAGAGCGTGCAAAAGCAGGCGACCAGGAAGCGGTTAGCCAGGTAAAAACCGCAATAAGCAATTGGAGAAACTCCAAGCCCCCTGATTTCTCGATCATTGATGACCCTGTAATTCCTCAAAGTATCGTGGAAAGGTCTAATGCAATTGAGTTAGCGAAGGAAGGAAACTTTAATTGGGACCAAATCTCTGGTATGATTGATTCAGGTCGATTGACGGATGACGTGATAAACTTCTTCCAAGAGGAGGGGTATAGCACTACCCAGTCAGCAAGTGGAGGGCGAATTTACAATATCGGAAAGAAGTCTAACCTAAAGTACAAGGAACATCGCCAAGCGAAGGGGGTTGTGGATCGTGTAGGAGGCAGTGTAAAAGACTTTGTGACAATCCCTTGGCGAGGATTAGGTGAAGACGACCCCACGGCCATAGACGCTGATGATTTTTACCGACACGTATTAAAGCAACCCAAAGGCGATTGGGCGAGAACGGGTATCGAAAAGCTAATTATACAACAATTGGAGGAGCGGCAAGCAAGTGAGCAGGAAGCTTATGAGAAGTATGGTGATGCAGCAGACATCCAAGCCGCTGGTAAAATCCAATCGATGGTCAACGCAAAAACAATTACCGCACCGAATCCACGGGATTGGTTTCCCACGAGTTTCCAAAAGTCCGAGGATGGTAAATTTCTTGGAAATAAGGATGAGTTAAGGCACTACAAAAACGTCATTAAGGAGTATGATCCCTTCGCTGCACATCAAGCATCACTCTTAGAATATGGTCAACGTGCAGACTTCTATTATCAGCTAAAAGAACAAGACCAGGAATGGCTGGACCGTCTTGAGAAACTTCACCGGGAAGGACGCACCCATCTACACGATCCGGAGGTCTTCGATTGGTTTGTTCGCAGAGGCATGGAAAAGCAGCAAGATCTAACACTCGGTCAAGCAGTTGACGCAGGCAAGCATCTATTGGGCGAGATCTGGAAGGGTGCGGTCGGGTCAAAGGACGGCAAGGGACTGATTCAAGAGTTTTGGGAGGGTGCAGTCCACGGCAAACAAGAAGCACAGGAAGTCAGTGATATTATGGGGGCAGGCTGGAGAGGGCTGGGTAGCGATTACCAGTTACTTAGTGAAAACGCTGGAGGATATTTTTTGGACCGAATTGAAAAGCCGGGCGATGAAGCTAGTCCGGAGGCACAAGAACTCTATAGAAAGGCAAAGAACGAACGCCAGAGACAGTTTCAATTAAGGGCTTTATCCAATCAGGCAGTCTATGCTGCTGGAGCCCATGACCTTGCTAATAAATGGTGGCAAAATCCGCAACAAGCACAAAGGAATCAAATCTTGAGTACTTTCGTCTTCGATCCATTGAATTTAGTGCCAATGGGTGGTCTTGGAAAGAAAGGTGTAGAGGCTGGAGTCAGAACGGGTGTTAATGCAACATTCGGCAGTGCATTAAAGACTGCTAAGAATGCTGCTGATGAAGCAGCGGTTGCGGTTGCCGATGCTCAGGCAGCATTAGGCAGGGAGATTGTTCTGGGCGACCCGGCAAAGGTCATAAATGCGGGAAAGGTTTTGGATGATGCAGTAAAAGCTTCAGATGATGCTGCTGGGAAGTTGGCAGACGTTGCTCGTAGTGCAGAAAATATGTACGAGGAATTGATGCAAGCAGGACCACAGAGAATGTCCGGGCACGCTATAAACATGATGGGGCAAACGGCTGAGTGGATTATGAACAAGGCCGATGAATTGCTCGATGCTACAGTTGTGAAATTTGCACCGGATATAGGAGATTCAGCACGACGATGGTTGGAGACTGGAATCAAAACGACGGTCGCCGCAGGTGTAGGAGGTGTGGGGGCAGGCTTTGCAGGTGCGATTGGTGGGGTGCTGTTAGGTAGTCCAATGGTTCGTGCGATTGCAAGGGATATGCAGAAGATCGGTTCAAATATTGCGTTAGGTGCAAGACTCCAACCACTCCATAGGGCATTGCAGGCAACAGTTGACGCAGGAGGAAATGTCATTTCTCCAGTTTCTAAAGGTAGTACAGCAGGTCTGAAGGCATACGAATTGGCGTTTCCTTTACTTGATCCGGTTGGACGGTTTGCATCTCGTGTGGCAGGGGGGGTCGCATCCGTACAGACTTTAGAGGCAATGGTGATGCAATCCGCAATTGGATTTCTTGGATCTGGGGGGACTTGGCAGGGTGCTGTAACAGGCGGAACTGTTGGATTTGGACTTGCTGGCTCATTTGGCGTTGCTGGCTCATTGACTCCATTTGCCAGTCAGGCACAGGTAAATAAGTTGTCGGCAACCAATGCCAGAAACTATAGGGAAATGCTAAAAGGGACACCTACGGGTGACGCATTCAGTAAGCTTTCATTTGAACACCAGAAGTCGATTGCCTGGGCTATGGGGGGATTTCCGGATACCGGATTAAAAATAATCTCTGACCCGGCACAGGCTGCGGGATGGTACAACCCGAACACAAATGAAATTGGAATTAATACTGCCCGGCAGGATTGGATGAGGCACTTTGCTCGTCATGTAGCGAAGCATGAGCATTCCCACTATGTTGCTCGGCATGTAGGTGTCCGGGAAAAAATACTTTCAACCCTACTTGGTGATGTAAACAATAGAAAAGGAGGTCTTTTTGCAAAGGTCGATGCTCAGGGCAAAGCCAAGTTCAAACTGGACCCGGCAACCCGCCGGAAAATCATGCAAAGTAATACTGCTGGCAAGACAACCTTGCAGATTTCGCAAGAGTTGGGACTTTCACAGGAAGCAGTCTCTTCATTAGGGAGTCAATTGACCCGTGCTGACCTTCGGCGTGGAGACGTATTTGTCGAAACAAACGATAATTTTAAGGAACTTACCCGGCATTATATGGGTCTACTGACACCTGAGTCTGCGAGGGATATTAATGCTAAGGGCGAGAGGTATGTTCAGGAATATATCGCTGAAGAGATCTTCGCTGAACAAGGGGCAGCACAGTTAACGAAATATACTCCATCCTATGCGAAGTCATTTCGGAAACCTCTATGGGCAAAGAATTTAGAAAAGGCATTAAATAGCTCTCGCCTTTCAGGTAGAGCACCCAGCGTATTGGGACGACTGGGAGGACTCTTTGGTAGCAATAA